GAAGGATGTCTTACCTGTGTTTGGTCTAGCACCAATCTCAATCAAGTGTCCAGCATTCACGCCCTCTACCTTACGTGTAAGGCTAGCAATATTGAATGTCCAACGTGCCTCAAGGTCATTACGTGCAAGCAGTGTTTCAATCTCAATGTCATCCCACTCCACATTTAAATTAGGGGTGAAGTCATCACCATACTGCTCAAGTAGCATACGTAGTGGCTCAAGACTTGACTTGTCACCATTTACATAATCAAAGCCTAGATTGGCGATGTCCTCGCCTACTACCTGTTGAAATAGTTTAGATAACACCTCTTGTGCTACATCACTACCCATAGGTGTTTCACCTTTGATCTTGTGAAACAGGGCAGAGTAGGCTTGCTTCTGTGCTGTAGTCAGAGTCGGATTGTTAGACATAAACAATGCCTCAATCTCATCAGGTGTTACAGTGCGTTCATATCTGTCCATAGCGGTATCAATCGCCTGTTTGATCTTACGAACATCCTTACTGAATAATCTGTCAGGACAACGTGATCCACGATGGTCATCGTAAAATGACCTATTCATTAAACTTCTAATTAGTGATAATTCCATATAACTTCTCCATATCTTCGGGGTTACGATATTTCAAATCGTCATTCAATCGTAGTACACGAACATCGTTCACGTGTCCACGTAATTCTTTTGCCATGACCATAGTCTTCGGCAGTGCATCGGGGTCTAATGCAATTACGGCTGTTGAGAACTGTGCGAGATACCCTTTATGCGACTCTTGCAAACTTGTTCCAAGAAGCGCAACCCCGACAAAGGATTCAATGCCACCAACCACGGCTGCACTCACACAGTCCTCAACAACAACTGCGACTTTACCACAACCATATGCGTATGGCAAGCCACTTTTTCCATATTTCTTCCATTTAGGTAAACGATACCCAGATAATGATCTGCCTGTGCCATCTACAATCCGGCCTTCATGTATGACAGGGAACACTACACGGCTTTCCTTTACGTCATACAACAAACCTAATTCATCTATGTCCAAGCCCCACGTATCACACCACCTATTCATGTGTACATTGTCACGATGCGGTATGATGTAGGTAGGCATTTCAAATGGCGTAGCTTCAGCAAACTCTTTAGCCCCCTTAAAGCCAGCACGTATATCATCCACAGATAGGTGTACACGAGTACCACCCCTTATATTACAAGATGCCTTGTAGCAATTCCACACAAGGGAACCCATGTTATTGGTCACTGTAAATGTCTTGTAGCCACCACAATTAGGGCAGTCCAACCTCTTTGAACTTCCATTTGCAATATCCATATCACTTACAATGTTATATATATTATTCATGTAGTATCACCTTCCTTTGCGGCACTTGCTATGCTTATACCATGTGATTTTCTAGCTGTCAATGCATTATTTGCACTTGACAATGTATTTTTTAGATACGGTTTAACCGAACTAGGGTTAGCATGTCCTGTAACCGACATAATTTGTGCCATACCGACACCGGCTTCAACCATTTCAGTTGTGCCTGTCCTTCGTAAGTCGGACAGACGTAATTCTTTTGACAATCCGGCTGCATCCATGATCTTACGTGCGTGTAGCGGTAACTTATACATGCTATATGGTATAAATGACCCAGCGCGAGGCTTTGGTCTAGGTGCAACATACTGCTGAAACCCAAAGTCTTGCTCTTGTTGTGTCAGCATATCAAATAAATCATCTTCTATAGGCAGGTGTACCTCTGCTTTACGCTTGGATTGTTCGATGTACACTGTCCTAGCCTCAAAGTCGATTGCATCCCACGTGAGTAAGCGCATATCACCTAGTCTTTGACACCATTCATATGCCATGTGTGCAATCAAACCTATGTTACGGGTGCTAAAATCGCCGTAGGCGGCTGTTAAGAACTTCTGTACATCTCCCCTACCCCAAACAACCTTACGCCTGTCTACGGGACGTTTACGGATATTTGCAAAAGGATTTATCACACAGAGTTCCATTCGTAGGCCGTGATTAAAGACGATGCGAGAAGCAGATAGCAAGTGGTTGGCTGTTACCACCCCCTTCTCACACCATAAATTATATGCAACTTTAGCTATACGTGTAGGCAGTGTAGTGTAGTCATGCTGGCAGAGGGGCTTGCCCTCTACCTGTGTGTTGAGTACGACATTTAACAAGTACTTATATTGTGTCTTAGATTCATCACGTAAGTTCTTGAAGTCGTAGGAAGAATAGTAGTCTTCCACTAGCTTAGTTAGTTTCATTACGCTGCAATAGCCTGAAACTGTGGTGCGTCAATCCACTTGGCAACTTCCTGCTCACGTGACCACATTGATTGTGCGGATGTATCGTTGCCAGTATTGCGCAAATTAAAGCCATTGCGTTCATCAGCGTAGCTTGCATAGTTTGTAAAGGCAGAGTATAAAGCCCACACGTTACGCCCACGAGTGCCGACCTCTTGGTTATATAAGGTAAACATTTTCTCTGACTTACGTTCTGACTTAATAACAGCGTCAAGTAAAGACTTGACATCTACAGTCATAAGGCTTGTGTCTGCCCAACGCTGTAGCTTGTCGGCTGTTTCATAGAAGTCTGTGACAGATGACTGCAACTCTTGAATAAATTTATCCAAGCTGAAGTTGCTAGTATTCTTACGCTTGATCTTGTCATAGTCTCCGGTGATCATGCCGTTGGTGCAGAAAAAGTCGATAGCACCAAAGAATACCATGTTGCTGCATGAACCATCAATGCCATGTAAGGCAATGAGTCGGGGTGAAATGGTAGTGCTATGCTTTTCTGTCTCAATCTTACGCAGGACATTTGGCATAGTCATATCCATCATAACCCACGCATTGTTACGTGCAGTGCGATAGTTTATGTTCATGCTGGCACAAAACTCTTCACCAAGATGCTCAGAGATTGTGTCATGTGCTTGTGTAAAAAAGTCACCGTGTGAAGCGCAGGTAAAGCCGTTGCCTACGATACCAAGATATTCACCTGTGTTCCCATTGATGACGTACTTGGACTTGTTAAACTTGGTTGGCTCATACTGCACAGGGAAGTTGATGTTCTCAGGCAGTAAGTTATTTCCTATAAAATCTAGTGGCATGGTTGTTTCTCCTTTCATACCGTCAAGTGATATTCTGTTATATCAGTAGTAATCCGTAATGTCAACTACCAAATCAATGATGTAATAAAACAAAACGTCAGGTAGTAGACAGCAAACTCAAATAAAGTCATTAGTCTCTCAGATTGAATTGCCATTGCAATGTGTCCATTGCATCGGACAGTTCTTGTAAGTCATAGGCAGACACCATCCTGATGCCACCCATGTCGGGATACAAGGCAACGTCAAGCACCTTGTTTAATAATTTGTTTATGTCAATAACAGCCGCACGTTGCTCCATAGTCAGCTTGGCTATCCTGTTTCTACGATTGATACGTTCCTTCTCACGCGCATTTTCAAAATGTTTCATGCGTTCATCGCTTGTCATGTTGTGTAGTTTTTTAGCCATTGTTATACTCCTTCTGATACTCTGTCCATGCGGCATAAAATACCTCGTTGAAACTGTGGTAGTTGGCATCCTCAAAGGCAGCAGCCGCTACCTCAAAAATGTCTTGCCCACTCCATTTAAGTGCTTGCGATAGGCGTATGCCTCTGATTTCATTGTCATTCATGTTCACCTCCATTGCCTCTGCCTAGCCCACCGAAATACTGTGGCTTGCGTCTTGCTGTTTCAAATACACCTGCCGTGATGAACACACCTGCTATCAGCAAGGCATGTGCTATGGCACTGATACCAAACACAGTGATAGAGCCGACAGACATTCCAAAGATAATACACCACATCCAAGCCAGCAACTGCATGACCATGTGCCGTGTATTTGTATCAGGTATGTAGGACAGTGGGTTGTGTTTACTGTCCATGATTAGGTTGTACAGTTTAATCACAGCAATCATCCTCTTCAAATTTACAACGTGTCGTGTAGTATGCCATCATCATAGCAGCCATCTCTGGATAATATTCCCAATCAGGGGTAGTGACATTATCAAACTGATATTGAATCTCTGCGTCAAGTGCTACCAGTATGGCGTTCACTTGTTTCTTTGGTAGGTTAAGCGTCATCATCGTCATTCTCCTCTTCTTCAGTAGGAAAAGAAATAGCAACGAAACTAAATTCGTCAGCGGTGATTTCCCATTTATGAGTGGGGCAAGTGTTTAACCACTCGTAAAACTCTTCACGTGTCATCATCATTCTCCTTTGGTAAGTATACATATACATCACAGCCACAGTTGGGGCAATGCAAGTTAGACACTATTGTGTATATATCTTCGCATCCATATGCTTCCGCATCATGGTCACATCCCCATATTAGCTGGGTGTTACAGTGCCAACAGTTCATGTGTCAATCTCCCATAGTTCGTCTACTTCTATGCCATCACAGATGTATGAGTAGTCGTAGTTAGGTATCTCAAACAGTTTTACACTGCCATCCTCATTGCGAATGTAATCATCCGCATCGTCATCCCATACAGCTACAGGCATATCCCATACCAATACGCTATATGATTTATCTGGGTCAAACATTGTCAATCTCCTCTACATCTACCTCTGCGTGGTAATCCCCATCGTATTCTTTCCAAATCAAATCAGATTCAAAGGCCATACGCATGGCATCAGATACAGATTCAGCCTCAACGGTGGCAACACAGGCCACAGTATAGCTTCGGGTTACTTCGTACTTAGGCATATCACTTCTCCTTCAATGCATCCATTACTAGGTATATAATTATAGCCAAGCCCACTACCAGATACCCAATGACAAGCAGGTCATCCATGCCCACATCAGGCATCTGGTTTTGTAGGCATAGAATTGTGTGACAGTCAAGCATACTATTAGGATTAGCCTACTAGCTGGTACTTGGGTGACACACTAGTTGCTACACCCTTTTCATTGTGACCAAGAGTCTGAACATCATGCCCTCTGAGCCGAAGATCACGAATGGACACATAGAAGTGTGCAGGGGTATTCATGTCGGCATCCTTCATCAGTGTCTCTTTAGTGACCGGGTACTTGCGATTGAGAAGGGCGGTGTACAATTTATGTACCTTGCTACCCTCAACAAAACCGTTAGTGGTTCTCTTACCAGACACATTCTTCATAAAGTCATTAGACTGTATGTTGAACTTGCCAATTTCACTGACAATAAATTCACTACGCTTGCCTGTGTTTTTCAGCTTGCGATTGCGTCTGACTTCCTTGCCAATCTGTGTGTGCCATTCCCGTAGGATAACACCAGCCACATCTTGCGTCATGTACTGCAAGTATCCACCGGCATCTGTCTTAGATTCACGAGCAATCTCACGGCACATGGTAAAGAAAGCAGTGCGGCTTAGATTGCGACCATGTAGTTCTTTGTACAACGGTTCTACCCTTGCCAGCTTTGCCTCAATCTCTGATGAAGCCAGAAGCTGACCCCATAGACCTGTCTGACGCTTGTGTAACTTGCCTGTTGGAAGAGTAGTCTCAATGTTAAAAGTTGTCATGGTAAATTCTCCTTTATGTTGGTTGGTTGGTAAAACATTTTACCAGTAAAATATTTATGCAGCACTCCGCATAAACTGTTTAGCCTTGCGGCTCTGCTTAATGCGTAAAGTCTTAGCTTTATTCACATGACGAAAGTGGTCACGTGAACTTTCGGGGCGGTTAGTCTTTACGTTCTTCATCGGTGTTATCTTTACTTGCATTGTCCTTGTCCTTCTTTCTGTTGTATTTAGTTTTGTCTGGCACTGTTTGTGTCCTGCGGCGGGACTGTGCCATAGCCCTCGCCACTGGATTAACTATATTGGGTTTGATCCTCATTGTCAAGCCGTGTTCCCAAAGTCCACAGACCACACAGCCCTGCACTCTGCCTGATGTATAGCTTCTGGCCTAGTGTTATGTGATGACACATGATACTTGCCTGATTCATACAGTATCTCAAGCATCCAGCAACCCATGTGCTTCACCACTTCAGCCCTGCCATTGACACAGTTTAAGCTGCGCCATGTATTGTTAGTGTTGTCTAACAATTCCCACTGTGAACGAAATATGTAGTTGTTCATCTTACTTCTCCTTTAATAG